TGTTTGCTCCGCAGCTGGAAGCATTGGACGCCGCCCATGAAAATGGTGTATGGAATCCAAAGAGCAGCCCGTTGTGTGGTTGGTGCCCCGTTGAGGAGTGCCCGCACTGGAGGCCACGGAGGCGGTGATGGCTAAGAAACGCGATTATACCCATTCGGATCAGTGGGAGGATAGCCCCCAGCAGGTGAAGAACCGCGAGATGCGCAACGCCGCCCGACGGGAGCTGGCGCGCAAGGGGAAGGTCCGCAAGGGCGATGGCAAAGATGTGGACCATAAGAAGATGCTCGCTATGGGCGGCAAAAATGTTGGCAGCAACCTGCGGGTTGTGACCGAACGCGAGAACAGGTCTTTCCCACGCAACCCCAACAACACGCCGAAAAATAACGGTAAGGGGCCCGCCGAGCGCAAAAGCACAAAACGCGGTAAATAACCGCACAAGGAGCAAACGTGCAAATCATCGACGATAAAGTCCTGCTAGTCAGGACAAGCCGACCCGACCTTATCACGGACAATATTAAAAAGAGCGCACTGCTCGAAGAGCATAACGGCATATTCAAAGTAGCGGTGCACTGGGGACTAAAGGAAGCCGAAGCGCTGGCTAAGCTCAGGGTAGAAGACGACGTCCCGTCGCCCCTGCTACGGGACTATAAGTGGACAGGTAAGCATAAACCGTTTGAACACCAAAAAACCACGGCATCATTTCTGTCGCTCCATCGGCGGGCGTTTTGTTTCAGTGAGGCCGGGACGGGTAAAACTGCCAGCGTAATCTGGGCCGCTGACTATCTGATGAAGCTGGGCTTGGTCAAGCGCGTGTTGGTGTTATGCCCGTTGTCGATTATGAAGGCTGCATGGCAGCGGGATTTGTTTACGTTTGCAATGCATCGTAGTTGTTGCGTGGCCCACGGTTCGGCTGAACAGCGCAAGAAAGCTATCGCTACCGGCTGCGAGTTCCTGATTATCAATTACGACGGGGTGGCTGTGGTGAAGGACGAGATTGCCGCTGGCGGCTTTGACTTGATCGTGGTGGACGAAGCAAACAGCCTGAAGAATGCCCAGACTAACCGCTGGAAGGTATTTAACCAGCTAGTTAAGGCTACCCTGCCGAGACTATGGATGCTTACGGGTACACCCGCCGCGCAGTCTCCGGTTGATGCTTATGGCCTAGCCAAGCTAGTGAACCCCGAAGGGTGCCCACGTACATTCGCGGAATTTAGGGACTCCGTGCTTCGCAAGGTGACGCAGTTTAAATGGGTACCTAAACCAGACGCGCCCACGCGCGTACACAACTTGCTCCAACCCGCGATAAGGTTCGAGAAGAAAGATTGTTTGGACCTACCCGAAGTCATACATGTTCACCGAGATGCACCGCTAACGTCGCAGCAGATGGCGTACTACAAGAAGCTCAAGAACGATATGAGTTTCGAGGCAGACGGGGAGCGCATCAGTGCGCTGAACGCAGCGACCAATATTAACAAGCTACTGCAGATCAGCGGCGGGGCTGTTTACACGGATGATCGGGGCGTCGTTGAGTTTGACGTTAGCAACCGCCTGAACGCCGTTCTGGAAGTTATCGAGGAAGCTAGCCACAAGGTGCTGGTATTTGTGCCGTTCTCGCACACTATCGAGCTACTTAAGAAGCACTTGGAGAAACATAAAATACCATGTGCGGTCATTAATGGCGATGTATCTTTGAACCGGCGGAGCAGTTTAGTGGATCGGTTTCAAACCGAGAAAGACCCACACGTACTTATCATACAGCCGCAAGCGGCGAGTCATGGTCTTACGTTGACGGCGGCAGATACTGTCATATGGTATGCGCCAGTTACGAGTGTCGAAACTTATTTGCAGGCTAACGCGCGGATTGACCGCCCCGGCCAGAAGAACGCTATGACCATCGTGCATATTAAGGGTAGCCCGGTGGAAGAGCGGCTCTACGACATGTTGCAGGACAACATTGCTAACCACGAAAAGCTCGTGGATTTATATCAGGCAGTCGTGTCAAATTAGTGGTTGACACTGTTAAATGTTATGTTTACTAGTAGCCCCCCAAACCAAGAAGGAGCAAACATGGGGACCGAACCTACCGTAGATGAGCTGGTCCTCGCCTACCGCAACCTCAGGGATGCCAAGTACGCGAGTGAGAACAAACATAAGGAGGAAATGAAGGAGTATAACGCACAGCTTGATGCTATCTCGGCGCGCCTACTAGAGATTTGTAACGCTCAGAATGTGGACGGTCTTCGGGCTTCCACAGGAACGGTCAGCCGACGCATAGTGACTAAGTATTGGACTAGCGACTGGTCGTCTATGTACGACTTTATCAAGGACCATAATGCTTTTTATCTTCTGGAGCAGCGCCTTAGCAACGGCAATATGAAGCAGTTCCTAGAAGATAACCCGGATGCCATGCCCGTCGGCCTCAATGCCGATACTAAGTATACTATCCAAGTTCGTAAACCAACCAGCAAGTAAGGAGCAGACTATGTACGGAGAAGTAGAAGATGGGTGGGACCCCGTAGGTGCACGAGAGGTTGCGCTGGGGCTGGCATGTGATGTGCTAGCGCCGTGTATGGTTAACCCGGCGGCAGCCGAGATCGTTGAGTTTGCAGAAGCATTTTATCAGTTCCTCAAAGGAGAAAAGAAGTGAGCACTAACCTGTCCATCTTTAAGAACCCTAACGCCGTTGTCGCGGCTTCGGGCCGCACGTCCGCACTTGCCCAACAGATTGCCTCTGGTTCGGGTGGTATCCGCCGCATCACGACCGCCACGGGCGGCACGTTCAAGCGCATCGTGAATGGCGAACAGATTGGTAAGGCTATCCGTGGCGAGTTCAACGCCATCATTGTGCACCAGATGCCCAAGGTCAGCCGCGAGTTTTACGCGAGCGAGTACGACGCGGATGCCAAACCCACACTGCCTGATTGCTGGTCCAACCTAGGTGATCGCCCGGAAAGCAAGGCGGCAAACCCACAGGCAGCCAACTGCACTATGTGCCCGAAGAATGTGGACGGCTCGGGTGCTAAGGGCAAGGGGCGTGCCTGTCGGTTTAACCGCCGTATCGCTCTCCTGCTTGAGGGGGATGATACGGGCGAGGTCTATCAGCTCAAAATCCCGGCCAAGTCTTTGTTCGGTAAGGGGGAAGGAAACACCCATCCGTATGAGAGCTATGGCCGTTTTCTCGTGGCGAACGGTTCGGCACCTGATCTAGTGGTTACCACTATTGCTTATAGCCTCGAAGCAGATACCATGGAGCTTAACTTCACGGCGGCGCGACCCATTACGGACGAGGAATGGGAACTTGTACAGGCGGCGCAGGCTGACCCCGACACACAGCGGTATGTGTCTCTTACTGTGGCAGAAGCCGACGGGGTATCACGTAAGCCTAGTCCGGCCAAGGTGATTGCCGCCCCTGTGGAACCCGCTGATGAGGACGACGAGGTGCACGAGCCCAAGGCCGCCAAGCGCGCCCCGAAGGCGGAAGAAGCCCCCAAGCCTAAGGGTGATCTTGCAGCCATCGTTAATGCTTGGGCTGAGGACGACTAATGAGCCACGGATACAGCCTGCGGCTCCAAGCTCTGAATGGGAAGGCGGACCAACGTAAACTTGGTGTCCGCCTAGGGAAGGCGTGTATTGAACACAGCGTTCCTGTTTCGGTGGTCGCGCAGCGCATGGGTGTGTCTCGTACTACGGTGTATAATTGGTTCTGCGGGGTTACGACCCCGCAGGACTCCCTCACTGTAGTTATTGAGTCGTATATATCCAACCTGCAGTGAGGCATACGGCCTCGATTTATAAACCACACACTGCGGGGGGTAGCTTCCGCTAATGGGTAGCCATGTCTGATTTCGACCTTCTATCTGCCGTTCAGCCCACAGGTGGTTGGTATGCTGTTGTGGGCATAAAGGACGGCGCAGGCGTTAAACAAACTTTCGTAGAGACACGGGAGGAAGTCGAAGAGGTAGCCGGGCGGCTCCTAGAAAACCAATATAATGTGTTTTTCGGTGTAGCTAAATACGCAACTAATAGGGGGCGCAAGCAGGACAACGTCCAAGCACTTCAGGCATTGTGGGTAGACCTCGACTGTGGGGCTGGCAAACCCTACGCAGACCAGAACGAAGCGATGGCCGCACTCAAGGAGTTCTGCGGAACCATCGGGTTGCCTAAGCCTATCATCGTTAACTCGGGGCGCGGGCTACACGTATACTGGTCGCTAGAGGAAGCGGTATCTCGGGCGGAGTGGGAGCCCGTCGCGGCGCGGCTTAAGGAGCTGTGTGATATACACAGTCTCCACGCTGACCCCAGCTGCTTCGAAGCGGCGCGCGTCCTACGCTTGCCGGGCACCTACAACTTTAAAGGTGACGAACCGCTTGGAGTCTCGGTAGTCGTCGAGAGCAATAAGCGCACGAAACTAGAGGACCTGAAGTCACTTCTAGGCGTCAAGGAAAAGCCGATAGCGCACGACTTTGCGCGGCGCGAACTCAGTCCTCTGGCGCAACAGCTGCAAGCCAGCATCCAGTCCAGTTTTAGCAAGATTATGCGTCGGGGTGAGAAAGGATGCGCCCAACTTAATGCCTGCTATGCCGAGCGTGCGGAGCTGTCTGAGCCGCGTTGGTTCGACGCCCTGTCTGTTGCTAAGTTCTGTAAGGATAGGGATGTAGCTATCCACAAACTATCCGCAGACTATCCGGGTTACGACCCGGCGGAGGTAGACCGCAAGGTTCAGCATATCTTGGGGCCCCACACCTGCGCAGCATTCGACAAGAACAACCCGGGTCTATGTGATGAATGCCCTCACAAGGGTAAGTTCCGGTCCCCTATCGCCCTTGGCCGCGAGGTCGAAGCAGCGAGCGAGGAAGATAATAACGTATCTGTTTCTGGCGACAACGGGGAGCTTCTTGGCGAATACCGTATACCTGAGTATCCCTTCCCGTACTTCCGGGGTAAGGGGGGCGGCATCTGGAAGAAGGGTACCGGGGAAGAAGCTGAGGACTTTCTTGTCTACGAGCATGATCTGTATCTCGTTAAGCGCATGGAAGACCCCAACCTTGGCGCAGTAGTATTGATGCGCCTCCACCTCCCTTGCGACGGTGTTAAGGAAGTAGTTGTACCCAGCGCTAAAATAAACGACGGCACCGAGCTACGGGGTATACTTGGGTTTCTGGACGTTGTAGCCACCAAGAAGCAGTTTGATCTGCTTGTAGACTTCATAATTCGGTCTTTGAAGACATTGCAACATAAAAGGAGCGCAGAGCAAATGAGAAATCAGTTTGGGTGGGCCGACGGCGATAGCCGTTTTATTATCGGTGACCGCGAGATTAGTGCAGATGGTACGCGAGCAAGTCCTCCGTCGTCAGTAACTTCTGCTATTGCACCTCATATGCAGACCGTGGGTACCTTCGAGAAGTGGAAGGAGGTGTTTGATATGTACGGCCTCCCGGGGCTTGAGGCTAACGCCTTCGCCGCCGCTACGGCTTTCGGTGCGCCGCTACTTAAGTTCTCCGGGCAGAAGGGCGCGATCATCAACCTGATCCACCCCAACTCGGGCACAGGTAAGACAACCATCCTGCACATGTGCAACTCGGTGTGGGGTAACCCAGACGCACTCTGCGCCAAGAAGGACGACACCTTTAACTCGAAGGTCCACAAGCTCGGTGTGCTGCGTAACTTGCCCGTCTGCTTTGATGAGATGTCTAACACAGAAGGCAAGCAGTTGTCTGAGCTGGCGTACCTTATCACACAGGGCATCGGTAAGGACCGAATGAAGGCGTCCTCTAACGAGCTGCGCGTCAACAACACCACGTGGCAGACTATCGCACTGTGCTCGTCTAACCACTCGTTCTATGAAAAGCTGGAGGACCTGAAGGACTCACCGCAGGGTGAGATGATGCGTATCATTGAGCTGTACCTAGACTACTCCGACGCTATCGAGACCGGTGTAGCCAAGCACATGTTCGATCATCAGTTGAAGGAAAACTACGGCCACGCTGGCGACATCTATGCCCGGTTCTTGGTTGAGAACCACGAAGAGGTTAAAACTACCTATCTCAATATGCAGGGGATCATCGACCGGCGGCTTAATCTCACCCAGCGTGAGCGGTTCTGGTCTGCGACTGCAGCAGCTAACTTGACTGGCATCCACATCGCTATCCGCCTCGGGCTGTGCAAGTGGGACCTCGAACGTATTTACAAGTGGGTGTGCAAGCAAATCCTCGAACTCAGGACTACCACTCTCCCGCCATTGGACGGGGCCCAGCAAATCCTTGCTGAGTTCATTTTGCGCCACATCGACAACACGCTAGTGATTAACGACGAAGTAGACCTTCGCTCGGGTATGCGGTCTTTCGCGCTGTTGGAGCCGCGCCGCGACCTTAAGATCAGGTTTGAGCCGGACACTCAGAAGGTGTTTATCCTAGCAAGCGCATTCAGGCGCGAGTGCCAGCTTCGTAACGCCAGCTATCGTGAGACGACGAAGGAGCTGAAAAACAAGGGCTTGCTATTCCCCAAGAGCGAAAACAAGCGGCTATCCAAGGGGACCAAGATCGGCACGCCTACGGTAGCTACGCTGGTGTTTGACGCTTCCCACAGCGAGTTTATCGACATCACTGAGCTTGTTGCCAACGAGAGAGAACCCGTCGATGAGAGTGTCGGGGATTAATTACGAAGTAAACTGGCGTAAGTTCAAGCGGGGGGCGTCTATGTTCTTCCCCTGCTTGGACGCGCAGACCGCCAAGCGCGAAGTGCTGGCCGTCACCAGACGCCTACGAATAAAGACAGTCAGTAAAGCAGTTATTGTTGACGGTATCAGGGGTTTACGAATCTGGAGAGTGTGATATTACGGGGTTGGAAGTTTGCTCCTTCCCTCCCAACTTGGCCCCCGGTGTTAGCGCACCGGGGGTTTTTTATTGTTCATCATACTCAGCGCGTACGTCGTAGTATCGCTTGTTGAACCGGCTGAAAATACGTTCTTCCCGGTCGCTAAACATTTTGGCTCGTTCTTTGCGAACCTGCGGGTCTTTCACTGCTTTAAGCATTTGCGCGCGGGCCCGGCTGAGTTCTGTCAGCTGTGTGCTAGCCATTTGGTAGGCCCCCAACACACGGGGGTCAGTCTCGAATGGGTACTTCTCTTTAGATTCCCGGAAGGCCAACGGTTCCTCTTTGCGTTGGTTGAGTAGTGCCTCGAAGCTAGGTACCCCCTCGGCGGTGTTTTTGTAGTAAGCAGCCATGGGGGCATATTCAGCACCTTGGCCAATGAACCCCTTAACCAAAGGCAGGCGTTCGGCTAGGGTCTTAGTGTCTTTATCTTTGCCGCTAGCAAAGTCGTCTATCTGCTTAGCGAACTGAAATGCACCGCCGCCATAACTCTCGATGAGGTGCTTGTAGCTCTCAGGGTGCAAATCAACCAGACCCGGCACACTGCCAGAACCGAAGGTTAGGTCGTTTACCTTACCCGCCAGCTCTTTATAGAACTCCGGTGTCCCTTCACGCCCCGATGCCGACGCAGCCTTAGTCTCCTTGTACTGATCCTTATAGATAGGCGAGTCAAAGAAATTACGGTTAGCCGCCAGCTGCGCGAAAGGTGCCACTAACGTAGGGGTGAGAGATGCGGCAATCTGGGTCCCCGTTTTACCGCGCGGCAGAGGGACCGGCGACAACAGTTCGCCCCATCCCCTAGCAACATCGGTAAGCGCAGCGCCCATATGGATAGCACCATGTATGTGATTGGTCGCGCCATAGCCATACTCAGCCATTTTCTCACCCAGATAAAGGTAGGGTGTCGTGATGAAGGCCGCTGGCACCTTGATATACTGGTCCGACTTATGGCCGTACCGGAGTATATAACTGTATAGTTTATCGTGGTCGGGAACATCCATCCAGTTAGGACGACCATCTTTATCATCGTCGTCACTACCCATAGCAATATTCCACGCAGCAAGCATAGCACCCAGTGCTATCTGCGAGGCCATCAACTTCCTACCAATAGGGCTCAGTGGCATCTTTGCTGCGATGCGTAGGGTATTAACCTTGGCGGTGGCAAACCAGTACAAGGCACCAAGCATCGGCCCCCGCTCGCCCATACGGCTAGTGTTGATATAGGAGTTGGCAGCCATGTAGGCCGCTTCTTTCTCACTCATGCCGGTATCAAGTGCGGCCTTATATGCCGCCAGACGCACGCGAAGCTCGCCCATACGCACGAAGTTCTCTACGGCACCGAGGACAATCTTGGCCCGGTCTTTGCCAATAGCGAGCATATCACCTTGGTCACGCTTGGACATACCCTCCAGAAACTTCTGGTAGTGCTCGGCGGTATCCTCAGCGGTGCGGAATGCTGTGTGGCTTGATGCACCGCCACTATCCAGCATTTGGTCAATAAGAAGCATAGTATGCGCTTGCGTGTCGGACTTCGGCTCGCGCTTCCAGATATGGTTCCACAGCGCGCCAGTAAGGTCTTTACCCGGGCCCCACATGGGGTTTAGGTTCTTGCCTACCTCTTTAGCATACTCCGTATTACCAAAGGCAGGGCTGCTCTTGTCACCCACGGCCAGCTTGGCGTTCTTTAGTGCTTCGTCGGTGTCACGAATAATCATACGATCCAAGAACAGCGGACTGCGCTGGACGTTCAAAGACCGGAATACCGCGCCCCACTTGTTGACGACCCCCATAAACTTACCCAAGTCTTGGGGGCTTAGGTTCTCGAACATGCGCTTAAGCTGCGCACCCGCCTCGGTAGGCTGGAAGTCTAGGTAATGTGTGTTGCCATTGCGCTTAACGACGAGGTAGTCATCTGCTTCCTTGCGCATGTTAGACCGGATAGGGATACCGTCAGGATACTCTACACGCTCGCTGGGAATAACCCGCACCTTGGGGTTAGCATCGGTGTATGCTCTGACCACGTCCTTATATAGATCGGGTTCGGCTAACACATTCTCCAGCAGCTTCTGCCCAACCTCGTTCTTGGCGACACGTTGGGAGAGGGCCTTCGCATCTGCGATAAGGTTGATTGTGGGGCTGAACGGCATAGAGCCGCGACCCATGGCCTTACCTATAACAGCGGGATTGATACCGAGGTTCTGCCGGAATGTGGCCTCGTCGTGGGGGTTCTGGTCCCCGGCGGTATACATATCGCCATCTAGGGCGTGCCCCTTCAGCGCCGCATAGTTAGGTTGAGCTTTGCGCAGCTCGTCGGCCTGTTGTTTGGTGAGGAGCCCAGACTTAACGTACTCGTTCTGCGTGTAGTCGCGTAGAGCGTCATGCAGTTTGGCCGCCTTCTCAAGCGTGGGAGTCATGCCGTATTTATCGTATACCGCAAGGATACCCTTTGCCTGCGCGTCGGTGAGGCCAGAGCCACTTTCAAGGAACCGCGAGTTGCGCTCACCTACGATCTTATTACGGTCCACGGCACCGCGCGCCCACAGGTACATGTCTAGATCGGAGAGATTGACTTTCAGCGCCGCGAGCCCTTTAAACAGCGGGTCTACATAGTCGCGGTCAATCTTAGCGGTCATACCGTTCTTCTTGTTTTTGACCAGTTCCGCTACAGCGCGCACCGACATATCGAACGGTAGCCGCGTAACACCGTACGCCTTAGCCAGCCAGCGATCCACGCTATTAGATGCTTCCAAGTCGAAGACGTTCTTGGTCTTCTCGTCGGTAATGAGTTTCTGCAGCTTGGACTCGTTCTCCGCGATAGCGCCAAGCGTAGCATCCACAGAACTGGTGGGCCCCTTCTTGCGTAACTCATCGCGCAGAGCTTGCACTTCTTCATCGTGGGCCCCCGGCCCGGTACCGCGTTCGACAGATGGGCCCGGACGGGCTTCGGTTGCTTCTCCGATCTCGCTTGCGGCGCGGTCTACAACCGACATAATCTTTTCGACATAGTCTATCGCGGGCGCGGCTTCCGCTTCGGCCTTGGGCCCCTTACCGAAGATGCTCTTAACCGCGTCAACAAACCGCTGTAGCAGCGTGCGCGGCTGAGGCTCAGCCTTTGTAGGTTTCGGTGTAAGCTCGTCAATAACCTTGCGGAACTCAGGGTTAGTGTAAACCTCCGAGGCAAACTCGTGCGCATCGGTAAACCCGTAGTGGGCCTTCATCTCCTCAGGCGCAAGGAACTCGAACAGCTTCCACAGGTGCTGCAGCTCTTTACCGATTGGTGTACTGTTCTCGATATGCCAGCTAGTTAACCCATGCACGATTTCATGCAGTGGGATATGATCCAGTGTCATCTGCTGATTGAGGTACACCGTCTTAGTGCGCGGATCGTAGACGCCTTCTAGATTAGGGACGTCTTCTAGGCGTTCGCCCTCCCTGCGCGCCACAAGCCTGATAGTATCCGAGTCAACTACCAACACGCGCATATCAGGCGCAACAGCCAGAATACGTTGGGCAATCTCCGCAAGCGGGCCACCCCGGTTGATAATATCCTGCAGTACCGCGTGCGCACTCTGTGTCTCTTGGGCCACCCGAAGCGAGTGCTGCGCCGACTCCGTACGCTCCCCGGTAACCAAGTCCGTTGCAAGCCTCGGGGCCATAGGAGTTTCGACCCGCAAGGCTGCTTTCTGCATGTCGCGCTCGCGCGCGGTTATCTCACCAGCCTTATATGCAGCATCAATCTGCCGCAGTTTCTCTTGGCGCGTGGCAACACGGGCTTGTGCTTCCCTACCCGCTGCGTTGGCAATATCTGACCGAGCGGCATCCAGTGCAGCATTACCTTGTTCGATAGCCGCTTTGAGCTGCGCCTTTTCTTTGGGGGCCGTGGCGTTCTGGAGTTGCTCGGCCTTGTCGTTGACGTCGGCCTGAAGACTAAGCACCTTGGTCCAACGGGCTTGC